ATCTGTTGCTGGACTTGTTCTTGTTGTTCCTTTCGCAGGCGAACCCGTTGCTGTTCCTGTGTCTTCGTCAAATGAAAATGTTGCTGCCATAAATTTTTATTAACTTTATTTTATTTTCGACCTTTTCTTTTTTTTACGACCTTTTAAAGCATTTTTTATATTGGCTATTTTATTTTTATAGCTTTCAATCATCTTGTTTTGGTAACCATTAAAGCTCATATCCGAAGGGGTTGAACACAATTCATAGACCCTCTCGGTATAAGTTTTAATCAAAAACATTAAGTGCCTGTTCTTAAAACTCCAATACCAGCTGGCAATACAGGAACATAACCCACTCTCTTTTTAATTCTCATTGCCATCATATCCTGTGTTGCAAGATTCAAATCTGCTGGAGATTCCTCTGCTGACTGCACAGTAGCTTCCTCTAAAATCTTTACCTTAATATCTCCTTTGTCCCCGTATACACAAGTCTTGGCAAGATTCGTGAAGAACATAAACGGAAGAGTGCCATCTGTAGTATCAGCGTCTGGAAGAACATCAACCAATTCATAGGGTCTGTTCCAAATCGCTCCCGGTCTGTCTCCTACTGGAGATTGCACTATATAACCTCCATTAACTGCATCTCTTAATTGCTGTAAAAGCTGGAATACTGTGCTGTGTAAGTAAAACTTGCCTGTATTTCTAACCTGTGTTGGAACAGAATAAATAAGATCGTTCAAGTGATCTGCGGTAATATTTGCAGGAGTTTCATTATTTGCCATATCAGTATTTACAACTCCAGTAGCTCTTATCACGCCCATATAAGGATCACCATTACCAGTATCTCCATTTAAGAATACTCTATCTTCTTCTGCCGCAACTGCTTCACCAAATAATTCACCCAAAAGCGAGATTAAATTAATAGCACTATCCTCAACTATCTCTTCTGTGAAAGGAACTATCGCAACGATTTTCTCTAATGTCTGTGGAACTAACTTAAATGTTGGTTTTGTTGATGGTTTCGCTCCGCCTTCTCCTACCCAAAATACACTAACAGAACTTGCCAAAGCAGGAATATTCCTTGAGTTTCCAGCACCAGAGAACGGAAGATATCTCATATCTCTCCTTGCTACCCCATATTCTTCTGTAAATTTGTTAACTTCTGCTAAAAGCTGGGGTGGGATTAAATCACCTCCTTGTCCAGCTTCTCCACCTTGTAAATAATCCTTTTGAACTTCTGCCATTGCCTGACTATCTCTATATAAAAGTGCCTTAAACCATTTCCTTACAATTTCCTCATCAGATGTTTTCTTTGGAGTTTGTTTTGTTTCAATAGCTTTCTTCCTTTGCTCGGCAACACCATTTAAAAACTTCTTAACCAATTCGTCTGATTTCTTTTCAAGAGATTTATCAAGAGCATCCAATGCTTCTGCTTGGATATAACTCTTTAATCCTTCAACATCCATTTCTTTTTTATCTTCTTTCTTCTCTTTATCTTTTTCTTCTTCCTCTTCTTTTGTTTTTTTAACTTCTTCTTTTTGCATTTTTTTAGTTAATCTAAAAAATTGTCCGCCCGTGCCATCGGGGTTCTGAACCTTTAAAAAAGACTGGCATTATCGGTTCTTTTTTGTCTCTAACAAAGCCCTAACGGCCTTGTTAACATTTTTTATAAAATTATATTTTGCGATATCTTTCTCTTCATCACTTTTTGGCAATTTATCCTGATCGGCAGTTAGCACATCCTCTAAAGCCCATTTTGCTTTCTTTATAATCTCCCTGTTTTTCATTGATAAAACCCTTCCTTCTTTTGTTCTGTATCCCTCTATATTTTTAAAATCTGGGACTTCCTTATCAAATTGTTTGTAATGCTTTGCAAGATGGTTATAAACTCCTTTCTTGTCGCTATCTGGGATTTTTACTCCACCCCTTGCACCGAGCAAAGCCGCCATTGCGGCCGATACTCCTTTCCATACAACCCTATAATCGGATGCTTGATGGTGTGGGAGTTTATAAGATGATTTAGTGTCTGAATTTTCACTGTCATACCAAGCACACATTTTCTTTAAGTCCTCAACCGATGCGTCAGATATCTCTTTTGGACCGTTCCAATTCGTATTCTCGTCAGCGGTTGGATATTCTTTAAATGGAATAACGCCTTTCTCCTCTGTTTTCTGAATCCCATCAATGCTTTTCTTTTCGCATTGCTTATCGCAAATACTATTAGCAATCGCGACTGCTTGATCTTGCTCCATTTCAGGATCTTCTTTTAATAACTTTGGAATTTTCCGAGCAACACATTCCTTCTTTGTTTCGTCTGCCATTCCGCAAGCAGGACTTTTCTCTGTTTTTTTCTTTTCTGTCCAACTGATATCCATCCCTTTTGATTTTGCAAGAGCCAAGACATCAGCGGGAATATTTACAGCAGATAATTCATAAAGAGTATTATTTTTCAAAAGCATTCCTTCTGGCACATCCTCTTGATCTTCGCTAACAAATCCTACTGAAAAAGCTCTCATAAACTTTCCTTTGTAAAGGTTGAAAAGTGTTCTTGCAAACTCATATTCCTTAATTGCAAACTGAATTAGTCCTTCCAGCATCCCTTCTGCATTTATTCCAATCTCCAAGACCTTGCCGATTGCCGGCTGTGTGTGATCGTGAGTAAATAAGACAATGGGATTTGTCATATACTCATTTAACTTCCAACTTGCTTGATCTATAATTTCACCTTGCCTGTCTGGCTTTCCCGATGAGAAAACAGCCCTTATAATCCCTTCGTCATTGTTGACATCCTTTACTTTCGCTAATAATGTTTTTTTAATCATTTCCATATTTTTATTTTGACCTTTATTTTTCATAAGTAGATTTTTTTCCGAATCTTGATATTATGAAATTCTTTAGTTCGGAAATCATAATTGAATCGTTTGTTGTGCTGATAAATGGTGCATTTTTATAAGCCATAAAATGATCGTATGTATAAATTTTGTAATCCTTTGTTTTCTCTGACTTGATTTCACTAATATACTCGTTGCAATAATAACTTCTCATCATCACAGCCACAATTGACAGATTATATTTTTTGTAGATCTTCAATGCCTTTTTCTTGTTGTAGATTATCGGAAAGTGAATCTCAAAAAACTTGCCTTCTGGAAAAACTTTATATATCTCCAGTAATTTCTTGTAATATTTTCCCTTGTTTGCTTTCCAATTTTCAGTCCAGTATTCCAATGTTTTTGTATAATAATAGGGTATCTTTTCGTAATCCTGCAGGATAAAGAAATCATCATTCATATAGATAAAGTTCTCTGAAATCTCTTTATTCTGAAGCATTAACCCTATCTTGCTTGCAACATTGAAATATTTGTGTCCTTTATCATCGTTTGCTGGTATCTCTATAACTTTATCGTTAAAGAATTCTGGCTTTTTTCCGATAATAAATACTCTGTCAAACTTTAAATATTTTTCTGCACTTCTTAATGAAAACTTGATTTCCTGATTCTGCCAGAATGATTGCTTTCCCAAAATATATACCAAGTCCATATTTTTAAACCCATATCATTCCCGGCCCTATCACACAGCCACAATTCGGATGAACTGGTGGCTCATCCTCCCCGTTGCTAAAACTGTCATCAAGACCAACTATCTCGCCATCTATATCGCATTCATCACAAGGGTTGGTTGTAGATATCCATTCCTTTCCATTAATAACCTCTGACTGCCTAAATGCCTCAATGTCTGCATCGTTTGAAACGGCCATCGTCTCTGTCCTTGCAATTCTTTCTGCTCTATAGTCATTAAATCCCGAATAAACCCCTGCTATTCTTTCTGTTAGTTTTTCCATTCCCTCGCCTCCTTCAATCCCCTCTGCGAGTGTATTACTTAAATCATTGAGGGTCGTATTGTTGGTTGTCTTTGCGAAGAATGTTGCTCGTTCTCTTAATCTCTCAAGTATTGTTTTCTCTGGTGCGGCTTTTTCCTTAAATGCCTTTGTCATATCTATTCTTTGGCCGACTCTTATCATCGCTAAAGCATCATTGGCCTCATCCTCAAAAACCTTCAAGTAATATCCCAAAACCGCTTCTGAAAATATCCTATTCTCCTCTTTTGTATCAAACAACTTTCTTATCTCTCTTTTACCCAATTTTTTAATCTCATCTTTTTTTAATTTTTTTAATGTCTTTATAAATCTATCTGCTTGTTCGTTTGCTATTTTATTTATTTTGCCTTTGAATTTTGCAGTCCTTCTATTAATTATTCTATTTTTATATTCCAAATACTGTTGTCTTTTTTCTTTGGTAAAGAACAGCGACCCGCTCTTTTTAATTTTCTTTTTAAGTTGCTCCTTTATCTTTTTTGCCTCGCCCCTAATCATCCTTTCCAAGTTAAATCTCGCCCTTAAAGATTTTCTTCCAAAAAGTATTCTTTTTTTATTATCTTGAGTAGGTGGATTGATTATTGAACTGCCAATCGGTGATAAAGTAAGCGGTCTTAATAAGTTATCTCCTCCCCTTATTGGTTCTTTGCCAAGTTGCTGTCTTATCTCGTTTGCAGTCAGCCAGTTATCAATGCCTGCCTGAAATTCCTTCAAAAGCATTTCCTTATTCTGTGGTGTAGGATCTTTAAATCCCAAATTATATTCCTCACCATATTCGGGAGTAATTAACTGCTCATTCAATTTTTCTGTTATTTTTGCAACTAAAGGTTTTATTGTCTCGCTTAAAAATATCTCCTTTGCCGTCTCCGAGTTTGCTCTATTAACATCATCTATTACGGCCAATATTGGTTTTGGCATTTTAAAGGCGGTTAAAATATCATCCCTTGTAAATTTCATTGACTCTATATGATCTATCTGAATGGGGGTCAAACT